ACTGTCTTTGATCCAGTGAACGCTGAACTGAATGCAGGTGAGAGATTAACATCACCGCCATTGGTATCATCAGTGATCGCGCTATACTCGGCTCTACCGTTAAGATCTGCACCAATGATTGTGCCTACATCATCATTATTAGGACCAGATGCTGGTGTGTAGCTGTTAACATCTACAACGGTGGCTGTGTCGCTCAACACGCTAGGAATACGAGTTTTAAAACCAGCGCCTAAAAGATAACCAAGATAGTTCGCTGAGTAGTTCGCTGAGGCTGTGCCGATTGTAGTGAGGTCTACTCTACACACCACTTGACCTGTCCTGCGTCTAACTCTTGTCCCTGAGCTCCAGACTGTATCGGGCTCAGGAGGTAGCATAAAATTACCATCTCGTGCGTCATTGCGTTCACTGACAACAGGCTCGCCATAGATGACGATTGGATCACGCTCGCAAGGGATCGAAACATAAGTTAAGCCGCTGTTATCAGGTAGGCCGGTTGATGATGCAAGAGAACCGAAAGAGCTCTCAACTGCAACTGATAGAGTTCTGTGTGTTACTGTCATTTAAGACTCCAAATAGAGCAGGGTGAACGGTATTGTCAAAAGCATACCAAGAGCATCATCGATATCAATAGACTCAAATGATGGTGTTTGTGGGATAACTGACAGTATACCTGTTGTCACTAGGTCATAGTTTGGACCTTTTAACTTTTCTAGAATATAGTCAGCATCTTCAGAGACTAGGCGCTGTAAATATAAGTGATCATTTTGCGGGATATCATAACGCACTTCACAATCTATCGTTGTTCTACGTCTACCTGATAGGCCCGCCGCGCCATCATCTTCAGGCAACGACACGACAGAGAGTTGAAAGTATCGAGTAGAGTTAAAGCGTTGATCTAATGAGCTTACAGCGCCGTTGGCTCTACTATGACAGACAAATCCATGATGAGTGTCTGTCTTTGGCTCGATGCTCATGATCTGATCTTCGAGAAAAGTTAGCGCGGAATAAATACCCTGGCTCATTTCAACAACTTCTTCCTAATTTCAATATCTATAGATCTCACTAAAACATCGACATCTTTTAAACTCAAGCCTAGGAACTCTCGAGTCTCATTAACTGCAAAACCATATTGTGCATGATGATTTAGACCGATAATAAAATATGATGGAGTAGCTTTGTGGACAACAAAACTGTTCATCATATTACCGCTGAGAACCAAGTCAACTTCAGCACTATCTGATGATGAGCCGCGTTTTCTCGATTCGTGTTTGTATTGTCTATAACCACCCGCATAAAATACGCCGCCCTTTCGTTTTGATCCTCCTTTAGGCTTTAAACGCGCTCCCTTTTTCGCAACATATAACGGTGTGGTTGAGTACTCTTTAAACGGCATTCCATGAGCATCTAGACCTTTTGATGTTCTTAATTTAATCGCTGCTAGCGTGTTCATGGCTAAGCGCATCGAGTCCTTTTTAGTCCATAGCGATCTCGGTATATTTAAATTAACTAACGTGGCCATGATTAATGCCTCATGCCTCTAGCGATTTTGAAAAATGCATCATTATCGCTTTTAGTGTAGCTCTTCCAGGACGCTCTGAAGTCTGTGGAGCTCCCCCCCTCACGTCTTAGATTCTCCTCACCTGCATCAACAACGCCATCGCCATCGAGATCAAGAGTGACAGATCTTAAAGCTAGGTCGAGCATCTCATGATATCTAGCTCTCATATTGTCAGCCGCGTCAAACTGCATATTCATCTCATAGATGTGAGCAGCTGCACAGTAGACGTGAGCTCTCTTGAATGACTGTTGATTGAAGACCTCATCTTCAGTGATGCTATCTGCTATCACATGATCTCTAATAGCTAGTATCATCTCTTCAAGTGATGCTTTGATCTGAGGAGCTAGATCACTTTGACGGCGTGGGATCATGTCCGCCAAATTAGCCATAGATCCCACAAGCTCATCATGATTCAAACCTGTATCGAAAGGTCGAGGAGTAACTTTTAGTAGTCCAGTCTCAACACGCTTAGCGCCCACGATATCATCATAAGCGATGGTGTAGGGATAGACTCCAGATGTAGCTGTGTTAGCTGATCCAATATCAACATAGCTCATCGCAAAGTTTAAAACTGCCGATGTGCTGAGGTCGATCTCTCTTGGTAGAGGCTCTGCTAATAGAGCAGTGCCTGTTACGAGTCTAACCACCTTCACTGCATAGTATGTATCAGCTGAAGTCTTAAGATATGCTCTGACTTCATCACGCTCGAGCGCTGAGCCTATGGCTCCACTAGTTGTGAGTGTGCGTCTATCATTTGCGACAGCTGTGATAGTTACATCAGCTCTGCTCTGTGCAAAGATACCGCTAAAGTCTCCACTGGTGAACTTGACTGTTAGCGTTGGATTGTTTGTATATGGCTCTTTTGGATTCCACACAAAGTGAGCATCTTGACTTGTGATTACTTTTCTCATCTGCGCTTCGCTCCGCTGTTCGCTGCGTTGATGTCACTGCCTGTGGCAAGTGTCAACTCAGCAGCTTCAATGAATGACTCTGTGATCGGACTCCAACTATGTCTGCAGTTATATCCACCACATGAAGTTTTAACTGCTAAACCTTGATTGTTATTGAGCTTTCGCATCTGCTTATCATCAACAACTTTATTGATAAGAGGCTTGCAGAATCGCCTGGTTAAACCATCTCGAGGGCCTGTATATAGATAGTTAGTAAGTCCTAATTCATCAGCCATCTTAGCAGTCACAGTCCTGCCAAATTGACTGATCTTAGTTTTGACCTCTGTTAGTTGTCGGCCTTCTGATTGCTCTAATCTGATATTGAGATCACTTTTAACGATTGAAGTTGGAACTTCTGTTGATATCGCTAGAAGCGCATCTCGAGTAGCTCGCTTAAAATCAGGGATGATCACATCTTCAAATACAGCGCTAGCCGCCTGTGCTTGAATAAGGTCGAGTTGAGGAAGCATCTGAGGATCATATTCTAATCCCAAAGCCTCAAATGATTTCTCAACAGCCGCTCTTATTTTGTCTGATGATTCAATAAAATCATCTATCGCCAGACCTAATCCACCTCTTAAAATTAGGTCTAGGATTTGTTCATCATCAAAGCTCAAGAGGAGCTCAGGCTCTGTTGATACAGATGCCATCTCAATAATAGTCACTAAGCCCTTTCGAGCCTCAGCTAGTGACTTCTTAAACTTACGCTCTGCTTGAACTTCAACAACGAGCTGATCTCGTCTCGATCTAACTATTTGAGCCACCGGCCCACGCTGACCCTTCACTTGTCGTGTAAGATCTGCGATGGCCTCTTGATCAGCATCTATCTCGCTGAGATGGTGGTGACTCAACATTTAATTAGGTCAAGCAGTCTGTTACGACATAGCCAAGAGATGCATCGATGAGTTTCATCGTGTGTACTTCCTCAGCATAGACATATCGGCGCGTTGAATCTAAGCTGTCATATTGACCAGCCTGAGCACCACCAAACTCAAGATTTAGAGCAGCTGTAGGCATTGCTTTCACGCCGCCGCTCTTTTGAATGATCGAGTCAGCACCACGAAGAATACCCATGAAGATGGTCTCACCTTCCCAGATATATGCCTCTGATGATGTAGCACCTGGCACAGCTGTCTCTCGAAGAGCTTGACCAACATATACATTAGGGATTCCAAGGATGTCGCGAAGCACAGCTAGCACAGCCTCATCGCTGAGAATACGATTCCCAGCAGAGATACCCTTGGTGCTGTCTCCGACATATCCTCTGACCTCGGGATTGCGAGCGAGCGCTCGAAACACATCACGACCAAAGATTAGAGAATCGGGATTAATCCCATGTGCATTAGCAAAGACAGTATCTTTGAGATCGTGCAGATAAGTCAAAGGCTCAGCGCCCGCCGCATCGAACTTAGTTGTAGGACTCGCGGTATATGATGCAAAGTTAGTTACTGCATCAAAGAGAACATCAGCAGCTCTCTTCTCTTTAGCGAGCTTCATCACACGTCCGACTTTACGAGCTAAGCGCGCTTCTTCACTGCCTGGATATTGACTGTCGAAGATATCTTCCATTGCGATGGAATCAGAGGCCGCATAGATCTTAGCTTTGAATGTCTGTGAAGTACGATCAAAACCGCCGATAGTAGCGCGTGAAGAGCCCGGTGCTCTCTCGAGATCAAGACCAGCGCCGGCTCCCATGAAGTTTCGAGTCTCTTCAAGAAGAATTGTTCCAGAGCGCTCAGGAATCTTAATTGTCTCAAAGACCTCATCAGCAATAAGCTGACTGTCGCTGGGAACAGCTTCAACAACTAGACTGCTAAGAATCTCATCGACTGGATGTAAATTTGAATATGAACTAGCCATAAGTCAGCTCCTTAAGGAATTAGATTTTGTGGACCGGTGAAGTTGATCAAAATTTGATCAGACACAGCGCCAGCAACTTGATTGATGTTAGGAATCATAGAACCGATTGAATAGTTCCCTGATGTCGCATGCGGCTTCACTTTACCATCCGCTTGAGCCATGACTAAAGTAACGGTATTCGCAATAGTCGCGCCTACAACAACTCGAGTGAGTCCTGAAAGAACAACTTCAACAGTGTCACCGCTTGCACATGCTCGCTGAGCTACACCGATGATACGAGCATCTGTAGCAGCTGTTGAGACTGATACCTTGCCGGCTGTCGTGATGCTGACAAGTGCATATTCAGTAATAGCGCCATCAGCAGTGAATGAATGAATGTTATCTGTATTAGCCATGATTAGACTCCAAATGCTTTAGAATAGTAACTAGGATTGTCAGATCTGAATTGAGCTAGTGCTTCACTGTATGTGATGCTTTTCTCTGTTGAGAGCTTACGCACTGCAAGATCAAGAGTCTGCTTGGTGACTTCAGCGCCACTAGCACCATGACCGATTTCGGCCAACGGCACCGATGCTCCTGTATCGCGCTCTGAGAACATCTTCCAAAACTCTGGTTGAATGTCTCGTAACTCCCACGCTTTTTCAGCTGTGCTCTTTTCGCTCGGTGAGACTTTGCCTTCGCTGAGAAGCATGTCTACAGCGCGACCACACTCAACAGCGTCACGCTCAGCGCGAAGCTTTTTAATCTCAGTATCTTGAGCGCTAACTTTTTCATTCAACGCTTGGATCTCAGACAGCATTACAGGTGATAGAGACTCACTCATTTTATACTCTTTCTTCTCGTCATGATCAGAACTGTCAGCTAATTTCTCAGCTTTCTCTTCATCCTCATCATCGTCATCTTTCATTGTTTCAGCTTTGTCTTTGTCGTCATCATCAGACTCAGCTTTCAATGAGGCTTCTGCATCTTGCTTCATCTCATTGATTTGATTTTCAAGCTCTTT